AGCCCCTCCACGACGCCGGAGGTCCATCCCTCGCTGCTGTTCGAGGCGCGGGGCATGATGGAGGCGCACATGGGCCGCAGGCTGAATGCCGCGGAGCTGCGCTCCCTGACGCTTTCCCTGGCCGCGGACGCCGCCAGCGGCATGGGCGACGAGATGGAGAACCAGCTCGCCGAGGGGCCTGGGCGCAAGGCGTACCGGGCCACGTGCGAGTCCCTGATTTTTCAGGGAGTGCTCTTTGGTACGGGCGTGCTCAAGGGGCCGCTGGTCGAGCGCCGCAAGCGGGAGAAGTTCGCCTACTCGGACGCGTCCGGCTGGGCGCTCGGCTCTGACGAAGGTCCGCTTTGGCCCTACACCGAGTTCGTGAGCATCTGGGACGTGTACCCGGACCTCACCTCCACCACGGTCGAGGGGCTGCGTTACGTGTGGCAGACCCACATGAAAAACCAGCAGGAGCTTCTTGAACTTGAGACATGGCCTGGCTTCAACGCCGCGGCCATCCGCGCCCATATCACCGAAGTGCCCGACGGCGACGCCGAGCTTGTCCAGCACGAGGCGGATAAACGCCAGGTGAGCAATGATGACGGGCGGCAGGTTCCCACGAGTCTGCCTGGCCGCTGGCGGCTCATGGAGCGCTGGGGCTACCTGCCGGGCAAGGACCTCGTTGACGCGGGCATTGAGGATATCGACCCGACCGAGGTCTACCCGGCCAACGTCTGGCTGCTCGGCACGAAGGTGATCAAGGCGGTGCTCGCCCCCATTGAGGGAATCGATATCCCGTACAACTTTTTCTTCTACAGCGAGGATGAGACGGCGTTTTTCCCCGAGGGCGTGGCCAGCATCATCCGTCACCCGGAAAAGGCGTTCAATGCGGCCATGCGCATGGTGCTGGACAACGCGGCCATCTGCTCGGGCCCGCAGTTCGGGGTCAACATGAGTGCCCTGCACGACGGCACCAATCCTGATGAGCAGTACCCGTTCAAGGTCTGGAAATTCAAGAGCGGCGCGGACCTGGCCGCCGCCTTCCGGGTCTACGAGATCAACTCCAGCATTCCCGACCTGACGCAGGTGGCCAAGCTCATGGCCGACTGGTCCGACGAGGTGACGACCCCGCGCTTCATGAGCGGCGACAGCCCCACGCGCGGCGCGGCGGAGACGGCAAGCGGCCTCTCCATGCTCATGGGCGCGGCCAACATCACCCTCAAGGGGCTGGTGAACCAGTTCGACAACAATGTCACGCGGCCGTTCATCACCAACCTCTACTACTGGAACATGAAGTTCAACCCGCGCGAGGACATCAAAGGCGATTTCGTCATCAAGGCCGTCGGGGCAAGCGCCCTGATGACGCGCGAGATCCAGGCCCAAAACGTCATGAAGGCGTTGCAGGCGAGCGAGAACCCGCGCTTCAGACCCTACGTGAAGGATCCGGAGCTTATCACCGAGGCCTTCAAGCTCATGGATCTTGGCCCCTCCGTGCTGCGCAGCAAGGAGGAGGCCGAGCAGTTCCGTCAGGAGGAGATCCGCCAGCAGGCGCAGGCGAATGTGGAGGCTGTTTTGGCCGAGGCCGCCAAGCGCGGCATCCCGCTGCCCCAGGCCGTGATGAACATGCTGGCCGTTGAGGGGCAAAAACTGGGCATCGCGCCCGCACAGGGGGTTCCCGATGGGCAAGCTGATCAATATGGCGCTCCCCAAGCCCAAGAAGGGGGAGAAGGATACGGCGGCGCAGCTTTCGATCCCGGAGGCGGGCAAGGCCCCCAAATATCCCTGGGGGCTTGAAATCCGCCTTGATGATGAGGCGATCAGGAAGCTCAGCCTCAAGCTCAAGGATTTCGACACGGACACGGTGGTCCGGGTCACCGCCCGCGCCGAGACAACCCGCGTGAGCGAGGATGACACCCGCGACGGCGGCAAGACCCAGAGCCTGGCCTTCCAGATCACGGACATGAGCCTGGAGCGCGAAGGCGAGGACGGCTTCGCGCGCGGTTGGGAGCAAGGCCTTGAGGGGAAGCCGTCCAAACCGGGCCGGAAGGCCACAAGGGGGTAGCGGGTGCCTGGAGTGAACGAAGCCGTCAAACAGTGCCGCGAGCATCGGGGAACGCCCGGCGTGCGCTCCGTGCGTGAACTCATCGCGGCCAGGATCGAGGAATTGCGCGACGAGCTGGAGAGAAGCCAGCCGGAGCGTTTCCTGAAAGCCCAGGGAAAGATCGAGGCACTGCGCGATCTTCTGGGCGACATCGAGGGGTCGCGCTAGGCGCGAGATTTCCAACAGTCAAACGACCGTCGGCTACCGCCGTGAGGCGACCCGGGGGGAGGATGCCATGGGCGAGGAAAACAGAAGCGAGGTTGTGGAAGGCGAAGGGCGCGAGCCCGTTTCCACACCGGAGCAGGACAAACAGGACTTCGACGCCGCGTTCGCCAAGGCCGTGGGTGAGGAAGAACCCTCGCCCGAGCACGAGTCGGAAACGGATGAGGACGCCGTCGGCAACGATGCCGAGAACCCGCCCTCCGACGAGCCGGACAAGGCCACCGGCGAAGCGGGAGAGGACCGGCAGGACATAGTCCCGGGCAACGAGCCCGAGGAAGACCCTGTCGAGCTGCACCGCAAGACCCGGCAGATGCTGGAGGCAACCGAAGGCCGCCTGCGCAAGACGCAGGAAGAGCTTGCGGCTCTCAGGCGGCGGGCCAGCGAACCGGCCATGCCGCCCGCGCCCGAGGCCATGAAGGTCGAGGACCTGCCAGAGGAGTCGCGCGAGGACGTGGCGGCCTTTGTGAAGGCCAACCCTGATTACGCGGCGGTCATGCTTGAAAGGTCCCGGTCCGGCGACAGATTGCGCCGCGCACTGGCGGAGTATGGCCCGGAGCATGTGGTGGTTGAGGAAATGGCGGAGCGCGCCTTTGACGTGCGCAACCGTGAGCGGACGGAACTCGAACATGCGGCCCGCGCTGCCGAGGGGACCAAAGCCGCCCATTTCTCCGCCATCGGCAAGGAACACCCTGACTTCGCCGAAGCCTTCGCCAACCGGGAGGCGCATCCCGAAGCCTTCGCCGCCTACAGGGGCAAGCTGGAGGCCTGGGCCGAATCCAAGACCGGCGCGGAGTACAAGCAGATCATGGGCGTGATGGAGCATGGCACGGCCCCCGAGGTGATCGGCCTGCTGCACACGTACAAAAAGGAGCTGGCCGCCCGCGACGACGGTCGGCGTGAGGCCAAGCACCGCGCGGCCGAAGCCGCCATGGTGCCCAGAGGAAAACCCAGCCCGCCGCCCCAGCTCAACAAGTCGAGCGGAACGTTCGATGACGGCTGGGATAAGGACGGCCGTTAAACAATAAGGAGCAATCCTATGACTCTCGCAACCATCAGCTATGGCGCGATCAACCCCGAAACCGCGGGGTGTCTTGCCAAGGACTTCCTGCGGCGCGCGGTCCCCGCACTGCCTTCCGAGCAGTTCGGCCAGGTGAAGCCCATTCCCGGCCGTTCCACCATGCTTATGGTGTTCCGGCGTTACAACCCCCTGGATTTCACCCCCAAGGTCACGGTCGAGGCTGTCACCCCCGACGGCAGCACCTACAGCAAAACCGACATTCCGGTTCGCCTGCAGCAGGTGGGTGACTGGGTTCCGCTCACGGACATCATCCAGGACACGCACACCGACCCCGTGCTTCAGGAGATGACCGGGGTGCTTTCCGAACAGGCTCCCGCCATGTTGGAAATGATGCGCCTGGGCGTCCTTAAGGGCGGCAGCAACGTGTTCTACTCCACCGGCCTGTCTCGCCCCGCTGTGACCGGAAAAATCACCCGTCCGCTTGTGCGGCGTGTCGTGCGGGCGCTGGACCGGCAGTTTGCCAAGCCCATCACCAAGCGCGTGGCCCCCGGCCCGAACTTCGGCACGGAGTCCGTGGCGCCCGCGTATATCTGCATGTGCCACACCGACAGTGAGGGTGACGTTCGTGATCTCGAGGGCTTTGTGCCGGTGGAAAAGTACGCCGGTGTCACCCCGTACGAGACGGAAATCGGCAAGTGCGAACGTGTCCGTTTCGTGGGCGTGCCGTTGTTGAAGCCTTTTGCCGACGCCGGCGGCGACGCGGGGAATATGATCTCCACCAGCGGCGTTAAGGCCGATGTCTACCCCTACATCTTCTGCGGTGCCGATGCCTACGCCACCGTCCCCTTCAAGGGCAAGAACGCCGTCGTCCCCATGGTGCTCAATCCCGGTGTCCCCCGCGAAGGCGACCCCATGGGGCAGCGCGGTAGCGTCAGCTGGAAGACCCTCACCGGCACCGTGATCCTCAATGACGCCTGGATGGTCAGGCTGGAAGCCGCTGTTACCCAGTAAGGGTGATGGCGCTCAAAACAAGGAGCAACGACCATGGCCAAAGATCAACCCGCCGCTGACAGCGCGTCCGCCAATGCCACGGCCGATGGCAGAGCGACTGCCAGTGCCACGACCAACATCAAGGCGGCCGAGGCCAATGATGCTCGCGTTGTCGAAATGCAGGCGCGCCTTGCGTCCCTGGAGGAAGAGCTTGCGAGCGCCAAATCCAGTGCAGCGGATGTGGATGCGCTTAAGGCGCAGCTTGTCACTTTGCAAACGCAGGTGGCCTCAGGCCAGTCGGCTAAGGACGCCCCGGAAACAATCCTCGCCGAGCGCGCCAGCTTTCGCCAAGTCAGGTCCGATGACAAGGTGAAGATCGTCATCGCCACGAGTGAGGGCGAAGACGGCAAGCAGCCGGTGTTCGTGTCGGTGAACGGCCTGGGCTACTACATCCCGCGCGACAGCGAAGAGGTGGTTCCGCGCTGCGTTTATGAGAACCTTCGGAATGCCACCATCACCGACTGGACCTTGGTTGAGGGTCGGCCGATTGATGGCCGTGAGGTCCCCCGCTACAACATCCAGGTCATCCTCTAGGGGCCCGGCATGCTGGCGTCGGAGCTGGTGGTCAAGGTCGCGCGGGATCTGTGCGATTACGAGTCCGGGCATGAGCATGCCCGCTGGTCCCCTGCGGACCTGCTGGAATACCTCACCGACGCCATGAGCGTGGTGGTGCTTCTGCGCCCGGACGCCAACGCCGTCACGATCCCCGTGCTGCTGTCCGCCTTCTCCACCCAGCAGAAGATTCCGGCTGATGGAGCCCGGTTCCTTGGCCTTGTGCGCAACATGGGCGGTGACGGCCAGACCCCCGGTCTTCCCGTCACCGCCGTCGCGCGCGAGGATCTGGACGCCGCGAACCAGGGCTGGCACGCGGAGCCTTTCTCCGAGGTCGTGGACCATTTTGTTTTCGACGACACCGTGCCCACCGTCTACTACGTCTCCCCACCGCCTGCCGCTGGCGTGTGGGTGGATCTCTCCTACGCGCGGCTGCCCGAGGCCGTGACGGACGCGGCGGACCAGCTGCCGCTTTCGGCCATCTGGAAGGAGCCCCTGCGCGAGTACATGATGTACCGCGCCTACACCCGCAATGATTCCTCTGCGGAAGACATTTCCAAGGGCGAGCGCCACCTGACGCGCTTTTTCACCGTGCTGGGCGAGGAGAGCAAGGCCAAGATCGTCTTCTCGCCCAACTACGACCGGGGAGGCGCGGCGTGATCGGCGTTTCCTGGCGCGACTTCGTGCCGCTGGTGCGGCTCTCCACGGCCAAGTGCCCGGTTTCGGCCATCGTGGCCCAGCTGCGCGACGCCGCGCGCGAGTTCTGCGCCGCAACGCGCGTCTGGACGCTTGTGTCCGAGTCCGGCCCCCTGCTTGCTGGCGAGGCCGTCTACGGCCTGCGCCCGCCCGGCCAGGCCGATGTGAGCGCCGTGCTGACGGCGCGGGCCTGTGGCGCGGCACTCATCCCGCTCACCCCCGACCAGTGGCGGACCCTGGAACCGGCGGAGCACAAGACCCCCACGCATTTCACCGTCACTGAACCGGGGCTCGTGCATCTGTATCCCACTCCGACCGAAGACCTTCCCGCCGCACTGGTGGTGACGGTCGCCCTGCAACCCGCCGTGGCAAGCGCCCAAGCCCCGCAGTTTCTGCTGACCAAGCACGGCCAGATCATCGCCAAGGGCGCGCAGGCCCGCCTGCTGTTCATGCCGGATCGGCCCTGGACCGACCCGAAAACGGGCGCGCTGCTGGCCAGCGAGTTCAACGACGGCATGGCTGGCGCGCGCATCAACGTCGACCGTGGCGGCGCGGACGCGCCAAGCCGCGTCACCTACCGCCCGTTTTTCTAGGAGGACCTCCATGGCCAAGAGCAAGTACCTGTCCAAGAAACTGCTCAACCACACCCTCGGCGTGGAGGCCTGCCCCATGCCCGCGGCCGTGTATCTCGCCCTGTTCAACAGTGAGGAGGGGTTGGAGTCCGGCCTGCTGGACAACGAGGTGACCGGCGGCGGCTATGCGCGTGTGCCTTTCGCCATGCCCGCCGCCACGGATTACGAGACCGGCGGGCAGACCGTCAGCAATGCCTCCGTGGACTTCGCCCCCTCCACGTCCGACTGGGGGGAAATGCGGGCCTGGGCCATCATGGACGCGCCCACCGGCGGCAACGTGCTGCACTACGGCGCGCTGCCCAAGTATGGCGAATCCGGCGAGTACAAGAAGATTTGGACGGGCGACGGCTTCCGTGTGCGCGGCGGCGACATGAGCCTGTCCGAAAAGTAGGCCCGCCGTGCCTGCCCTGGGAACATATCTGGCGGGAACGGTGCCTTTTGCCGGGGAGCACCTGGTGGAAGGCGCTGTTCGGGGCGCTGGCGCTGGCGTCGCGGCTGTGTCTCCCGTGTCGCTCCTTACCGTGTCGGCGCAAGCCGTGGGACAGGCGGGCGGCGTGTT